CCCAACTGCCTGTGAAACAGACAGCTGAGAACTACACTGTGTGAACAGTGTGAATTGTTTGGATCACCAGCGCTCATTATACGGCCACCCAACGGTGGCTAGGGAGCTCTAGTTACCTAGAATCCATATTCACTGTCCCGAATTAACATACACAATGTTTTTCGAGTAGGGCGATTCTCCACAAAGAAAAACCACCCCATGGGTGGCAGTCCGAAGACTGGCTGAGACTTAACGGTGTCTACACTTACCGGGTCGCCCGGCCCGCGCTGACGCCAAGAACTCTTCTCTTGGTCACAGCGCAAAGCAAGGCGCAAGTACAATTTGGTTGTTAAGTACAACCGGGTTTTACGAACCCTGGTCAAAGACCACTAAAATAAATTGCCGCCCCACCAACTATTAAAAGTGGTGGTAGCATTGGACAACACCAAAGGGCATGGTCCAATATAGGCGGCACAACGGGCATCATCTGCTGCAGACACACCCCAGGCACCTTGCACGGTCGAGCCATTATCATTCCTGTGTAAGAAATTGTAAATAGCTTTGACCGCGTTCGACCTAGTGGTGTACGTAGTCAGATTCGGTGCCCAGTCTCTAGTCCCATCACCAGTGTTGAAATCCCCCATGCGAAATCTAGGGGCACCAGAAAGCATCGGCAACAGGAAATAGCCAGCGGAAGTGCTCTGCAGTACATTAGAATAAGCCCTACTGGGTACTGTAATATCCTGTGTGTAAACACTAGGCACAGGCCCAACAGCCGGCGTATTATTGTCGCGCTCATTTAGCACGACTCTTGCTGCTGAGTTGCCACCAGTGTTGGCCCACCAATAAAGAAGCGTGGAACCGATGCCATAAGCATAACACTGGGCTACCATCCCAGACCGAGGCAAAGCCCAATTCCTAGTACCATTAGGAGCTAGTACTTGGCCATCGCCCCAAGCAGGAAGGCAACACCAGAAAGGCACAACGCCACTGGCAATAGTTCCGTTAGCAAGCTGATAACGACGTATTGTGTTTATCATCATCAACTGCTTTAGAGAAGTAAACTTCTCTCCAACAGAATGCTGAGATGCATCAATAGTCTTAGCTCCAACACCCGACTGAAACTCAATCAAAGGATCAATAGTATCAGGCCAAGCAGGCTGGCCAGGTGTTGACACTCCAGCAAAATAAAAACCAGGAGTAGCCGCCACCTCAACTATAAAAGAAATAGTGGAGGCGGATTCACCATTGTTGACAAGCGGGTCCATAATCTGCATAGAAACAAAACCTGTACAATCATTGATACCAATTTGTGAAACAGGTGCTATGTAGGGAACTTCAAATTCAAACTCAGATCCATCCTTCAGGTCGAAGACCAATGAATACTGGGATGGTTGCAAGTCGGAATTGAAAGTTCCTGGTACTGGACCGCCACTAAAACCCACGTCAGCGTAGGTGTTAGCAGTGGAAACTTGTTGATAGTCTGGTAAAAAGCTAAACATGATGCGGCCAGTGTGAAACTTCGACTTCGCGAAAGAAACACGATACTTCAACCCGCCATGCCAATAGCGAAAATGCTGACCGAAATACAGCAAATTGCTAGGCAAGACGGAATTGAAAGTGGCCGAGCCACGAGGCAAAGCTATATTACCAGGCGTAGTACCACCTGGCGCTCTAAACCAATAGTGCATCAGGCAGGTTTTGCCACAATACTCCACTGTGCCATGAGCATCAGCTGTTGAAATAGTGCCTCTGAAAATCTGGGAATAGCGAGTCAATATGGTGTCAAAAGCCATCTCGTCCAAATCAGTGCCTCCCAGCGCCTCAGTTACGGCGACTGTGTTGCACTGAAAGCCACCAACAGTGGAAGCTGGCGCAACAACGTCACACACGTTCTCCATGTAATTGGGGAAACGCATCTGGCGCGTCAACGGAGCAATGGCAACAGGCTTAGAAAACCCGAAAGCAGAAGCTGCTTTAGCAGCAGCATTAAGAAACCAAGTCGTAGGGCCTGTAAAAGCCCTAAGACTAGGAAAAGCCCTGCCAACTGCTGTGGGCAACTTAGCTGCTGTAGCCAAAATGCCAGAAAACTGACCGTTGGCTGCAAGTTCAGCCTCCGCATTGGACTTGCCGGTAGGCTGTTTGCCAACACCAGACTGGGGCACTATAAAAGTAGTCCCAGCCAATGGCATACGCCCAAACAACTCAATGTTCTCAAGGTGCATATACACCTTAAACACAGGAGTGTTAGAACCAGCCAAAGTAGGCGTTGGCAACACTTGCACCAAAGAAAAAGTGCCCATGACATGCCCCACTTCAGATGCGGAGCTGCCAAAATACTCAAACTCGCTCAAATACGGTACTGTCAACTTTGACTGAGTGTGGTGAGCCACATCCAATCGCACATGTGGCAAATGGGTGCAAGTCGCCGCCTTATTGACACGCAAAAACTGTCCAGTTCCATACTGAAAAGCAGAAACTAACAAACCCTGATGAAAAGGATTGCAATTGTGCTCAACAGTAAAGACTAAATCTCCACGGATACCCTTGACACCTCGAAGGCGTTCGGGCCAATTTGGAACTTCAAGTCCAAAATTGGTCCAACTCGCCTCAAAAGAATACAACGGTCCCGTGGTAGAAGACAAGTTGCCGCGCGCAATAAGCGTCGGTCGGGAAAAGAAAGATTTCAAATCCTGGACGGAATCGTCAGCGGCTAAAAACTGACTTCCAGTTCCAGGAGGTGCAACAGCACAAATACTAGCCTCATCAGCAAAAAGAACTCCGGCATTGTTATCAACAGTGCTGGGTACATCAAGTGCGTTTATATCCGCGCAATCGGTTACTTTTGAAGGATCATTAGCGTGCTACTATGTACACACACGGCCCGCACAGGCACATGTGAGTGAAACCCTACTCTCTGAGTCCTCTGAGTAGTATCGGTAGCCATCCTGTCCACACTTGTTGCCGGGGTTTCGATATGTACAAACAAGTATGCGTATATAAGCTAGTACCAAACATCAGTTCTTGCGAAACAAAGCTCACGAGCCTGTTCACGCGATTGTATGGAAAAGGAAAGCCCAAGCTCGCGGCAATAATTCAAAGCCGCAGCATAACGCTCAGGCCATTCTTCCTCTCCATGCAACGACAGCTCAAGCATAGCATCATGGAAATTCATCTCCAGATCCTTCTTGAAGCTGCGGTTGTTGTGATAGTAATAAGTTCTGTACAAAATGCTGTCCATGTTCAATGGACCGCACCAGCCACCCTCGACCTCTGCACGAGCAAAGCTGCGCTTGAGGAACGTGATGTCATCAATAGTCTCATAAGGCTGCACCACCCCATCCTTTTTGTCAGAGGTGTACGTGAGCCCCATGTCCTTCATGTCCTCAGCCACGGTTACCTGATTAAAGACCTCGGATACCGCGTCTGACACACCCACGACGTTGTCATCGCCATAGGTGCAAATGTACACTGCGTCCCACATACTGGTATAATCACCAGTGCGTTTCACATAACATGCCGTGATGGCAAACAATGAGTACATGGAATTGATGATAGTGGTCAAGGGGTGGCCACTTGGAAGGGATTTGTTCCATTGAACAAGTGAATCGCGCATAGCGCCGACGCCAGTCAAGTGCCTCGAGTGCACAAGATCCTGAAACAGGACCTCGCGCACAAGATCATCCTCACTGGTGCCACCGCCTGCACGATACCACGAGTTAATGTAGCGCAAACACTGCGCATGAATATCTGGTTGTTCCGAAGCATCAAAAGCCTTGAAATCTCCCGCAAACACGCGCTCCCCATGTCGCAATAGCTGATTCGCCAGTACATCCCACTCTGTGTAGTGGTTAATGCCAGGCGCCATGCCACACATAGTGTGGTTGCAATGCACCGAGCTCATGAAAGCACCAAAGTACTTGCGTACAGCAATGCTGTAATCAACTGGTGCACCAGAAATGGCGCGTGTGGCAACAGCTTCAACCTTCGCAAGCGGGCGCGTCTCATCCTTCAGGAAATCCACAAAGATATGCGCTCTGCGCACACCCTGCTTCGCGTCCTCCACGATGCCGGCGACTTCTGCCAGCACCTCCTGAGCGCCCTCTCGCGTGAGATCAAACTCATCGCCATCCCCAAATATGTCGGTCTTACCCTTAGCATACTTGAGGTTGTACGGATAGCCACAAGAGGAACTCCTCTTAATGGACTTCAGCTTCATGTGAGACACACCCACCACAGCTTCCTCATCAGAGAGAATCTTGCGAGTGCTGGTAGCGGTTAACTCCCAATGTCTCTGCATAGCCAAGCCCATAATGGCGTTGGGGTTGCGCAAATTGCTGATATGCAAAGGCGTGGAGTAGTTCTCCATAGCCTTATGCATAGGCTGCACAATGGAGCCATCCCGCACCACTGGGTGCAGTATAGCGGGGGCAACTGGGCTCGGGCCAAAGCCATCAAACCCTGTCTCTTTGATCTTAGAGCGGACGCTCTGTGAAACAGCGCAATCATCCCCCACAGTCCCAATAGGGGCCATGGAACCATTTGCAAGTCCGCACTCCTCAATGATCTCATCAGTGTGGAGCACAGTAATGCCCCTGCGCGTCACGTCCTCATCAAACTTGTCATAAATGACTGAGGCACGATTCTTGAAGGTGGACAAAGCTTTCTCAACCAACTCCTTGGTGAGTATTGCTGCCCAGCCTTGACGCTGTCCACCATTAGCTGGAGAGCGTGACCTTCCGGCAATGTGAATGCCGAGAATGGACTTGCCCCCAAAATATCGGGGTTCCGCAATGGTGAGCGGAGCTCCACAATCGCCGCACTGCGTAGACATATTATATGTCCACAGCTGCTCGGTGTCAGCGTAGCCCACAGTTACCTTAGGGTCATAACGCAGCCCTTGCGCCACATAGGCGATGCGCTCAAGCTGCACTCTGTCATTGTACCTCACAGGGCGCGCTATATCAAGCCGCACCCCAAAGTTGTTGTTATAGTGCATGAGGTCCTTGACCACATCACGATCAGTGATGCAATATTTCACCACATCGCGGTGGGCCTGTGCGCAAACTGGACTAAAATCCACGAAGGTCAAATCCAGTGCTGGGTAATCCTTGTGTTCAAAGCTGGAAAACTTGGCCCCAGTC